AAGGATTGCCCAGCCGCCGTTTGAGAGTTCAATTTTTTGTGACATGTATTTCCCCTGTTCTTAGGTTAGAGAGCCGAATCTGCTGTCTGATAAACAACTGTCAGTGGTTGGTTTGTTCCATCGTCATAACCTTCAAATGTCATTCCAAGGTCAATAACGCCGGGACCCGAAACATTTGGAGTGTCAGCATCAAATTTTGCTGCTGGAATGGTGATGGTGAGTTTTTCATTCTGACCGCCAGCGATAACAGCACCAGTAAATGTGAGAACAATCGCTGTTGTTGTATCAGCAAGGAAAGCATTGAGAAGAACTGTGTCAGTAAATTCAGCAGTCATCTTTCCAGAAATCTTGCGGAATCCATTGATGACTTGTTCTGCCTTTGTACCAGCAGAGCCGAGATTGAAACGATCACCCTTGAGAGTGTTTCCAACTGTCAATGTGAAATCCTTGATGTTGGCAACGGAAGAGCCAGCAACAGTGATTGCGCCTTGAGCAAAATGGAAAAGGTTGGAAATTGTTGAATATGAAGCAGTCGCAAGTGAAACACCCGTTGTCAGCGAAGCACCATCAACAGTAAATTTTCCAGTTGCAATTCCACCGACAGCGACTCCAAGTTCAAAGCCTTGAATCTTTGCTCCAGCAATTGTCTTTGGTGTAACTGTTCCGCCATATTGAGGAACGCCAACTTGTGCTGTGAATGAGCGACCATAGGTATCGCCTAGGGTGAATGTGTAAGAATAAACGCCCGTTGTTGTTGTTACAACTGAAGGCGATGTTCCCATTGCTTGGGAAAGAAGCAAGCCCAAGCCACGAGTTGGGAGATCAAGAACGATGTCTCCTGTGACATCCGTTGTGGTCACAACTCTGCGCTGTGAGCGAGGAAGTTGTCCACCGGCACGAAGACCCATGCCAACTGCAACCTTCTTGTTGTAGTTGAGATTCTCTGAAGTGAATTCATAGAATCGAGTGACTGTTGCTGCTGTGTTGAAAGTTGTTTCGGTTGCAATCCCTAGTTGCGAGCCAATACCTGAACCGATTGCCATTTATATTCTCCTAGTTCTGTGCAGCCGGAGAATCCGGCGCGGTTGGTGTGGTTGGTGCTGCTGCAACCTTTGCATCAGAAGATGCCCAGTTTTCAGCCTGTTCCAAAAGAGATGCTGCTGCCTCGTCTGAGACAACTGCACTCTCGCCAGCCTTCACGACAAGATTGCCGAGGGCTGGAATAACGAGATCGCCAATGGGCGAGATGTTTGTGATTGTTGGCATTGCTTGCTCCCTAGATTCTGCTTTGATAGGTAATTGTAAAGAGAATTCCGACACCGGCTCCATTGACTGTCTGGCGATAGCGAATCTCACCTGTTTCCATTGCTGAAAATTGAACAAGTCCAGCGAAGGAAACATCTGCTCTGATGACTGCTTCAACATCGCCAAGCAAAGCAAAAGCGCGAGCGCGGCGGCTGGCAAGATCAGTTGTTCCATTGGCTGACCAAAGGAAGCAACTGAGTGAACCATGTTCAAACTTGCTGATTGCTCCGAGTGGGCGATATTCCTGACGAATAGAAGAAGCCGAGACTTCATCTCCGTCAAGGTTTCCATCGTGACCCACTGCAATGGCATCGCCGGGAAAACTCATGTCGATTTCAATTCCATCGAACACTCGAACTCCTGAAAGAGAAGTCGCTCCTTGAAGAGCTGCAACAACTGCTGTGGTGAATGCTGGCATCGTTGAAGTTGCCATGAATTACGCCATTCCGGGGAAGGAAGTTGGATCAAGAAGTTCCATTGCTCTGCGAGGCAATGAGTAAGTTGGCGTGTTGTAAAGTTCATCACCAGATTGGGTGCGACTCATGACATTGATTGCACCACGCTGGGTTTGCCATAGATGGCGAATGATTTCCAAGACACCTTGCTTGGCTGCCATTGGAGGATTCACATAACCGGCAACATAAGTGATGGAAATGTTGTTCATTCCAGCAGTCCAGTAGCCATAAGAATTTGTTGCGTAAAGAGTTCCTGACCCAATGCGATAAAGGCGTTGTCCGGTGTAATCCAGAACATAATTTGATGCCGAAACAGCCAAGCCGTTTTCGGTGACTGAAGTGATGGTCATTGCCTTTGGATTGCGGATGCGAATGAATTCCTGACCGCCATCATAGAGTTCGGAAGTGAATGTTCTGCGACCAAGAATTTGTCCAACATAGGATTCAGCCAAATCAGAACCAGCATCAATGAATGAACGAAGTTCATCATCAAGGGTTGTGTCGGTGAGTGGAATGTTGAGATGGTTCTTGACTTCATCAAGTCCGACAATGCCAAGTTCGGTGAAATCGCGAACAAGGAATTCATCAGAGTAGGCGCTGGCATTTGTTCCAGTTGCAACCCATTTGACTGCATGCCGACCATTTTGAGTTGGTTGAAAGTCGCAATTGTAAAGACCAGTCGAAGGATTGGTGACTGATCCAGTAACCAAAGTTCCATCGGGTTGATAGATGGAGCATGTAACAACCGAAGCATTGGCATTTGCGCCAGTTGAATCGGTGATTGTAATCCCTAGCGGAACAACATCTCCCAAGTCATAAGTCATCGCGTTCTCCTTGTGATTGTGCTAGTTGTTCGAGGTCGTTCAATAATTGTTGCGCCGGTTCGTGGTCTTGCGCCAATTACTGTGTGAGCAATTGTTTGTTGTGGCTTCATTGTCCCAGTTACTCGGACACGATTGCGAGAAGCAATCTTTGTTCGAATCTGGTTGGTGATTGTTCCACCACCGATGAATGCAGAACCAGAAGCAAGAAGTGAAAGAATTCCAGAACCAGTTGTGGCAAGCGCTTGGTTTGCTTCAGTAGTCGAGATTCTTGCCATTGTTGCTCCTTATGTTGTAGGGCATCAGAGTGGACTTGCAGGGGTCAAGCCTACTCTGATGCTTTGTTTTGTTGAATTGCATGATCGCGCATTGGTGTGTGATGGCGATTATCCAACCAAAATTGTTTGTGATGCGGAAGAATTGCACCAGTGTGGGCGTGGATTTTGTAACCCATAGATTTCAATCGCTTGGAGAATAATAAATCCTCGCCAAAATAAGTTCCATTGATTGCGCCTTCAACGAACCAAGCCCAATCTTTGCCTTGGTTTTCCGTTGCTTGCTTTTGCATTTCAAGAAGAACGCTGCGATGAATAAGAAGACAACCAGTGCCAACAGCATCAACTTCAATCACACTGTCGAGAGGATAATCATCGATTGCTCCCAATCCTGTTTCCATGTCCATCTTGTAGATGGTAGGAACTGGGCGAAGCGCATCATTATTGTCAAAGAATGCTGCAAAGACTAGACCGGAAACGATTGGTCGGTCTTTGTCGTGAGCTGCATTGACCAACTTCTTGAAAGTTTCAAGTGAAATTCGCTCATCGGAATCAATCATCAAAAGCCAAGCGGCTTGCGTTGTTTCCAAGAATGTTTTGACCATCACATTCCTTGAACGCGTGGTCAATCCTATGTTTGCAATTTGAACAAGATTGTGAAAACGCTGTTCTGGGTCAATCGCGATGTGAATCAAATCTTGGGCGAGCATGGAATCAATGGTTCCATTGTTGACCATTCCGATGCAGATTTTGTCTTTACTTCTCATCGGACTTCCATTTTTGGAGCAAGTGCTGTTGTTTCAATGGAACCTTGTTCCAATTCAGCAATCAAAGAATCCAAATGTTCAATGCCTTTGTTCTGCACTATCTCGCGAGCAGATTTCAAACCTTCTAAAAAAATCGATGTCATAATTCCCCCGAATTAGTTGTTGCGCCTAGGCGCTGACCCTACCCGAAGGCAGGATCAGCGACAAGGCTCTGGCTATTAGTAACCAGATGGAGCGACAGTTCCAGTTCCGCTAATTGCAGAAATGGACTTATTGAATCTGTGTGCTAGAGCAGCGTATCCATAAACTTGGAAACGAACTGTGAGGTTCGATGACAAGACATCTGGAAGAACGCGAGTCTTCACGCCTGATTCGAAAAGGTAAGAATCTGAGAACTTACCAACAAGAATTGGGCTTTGGTTTGTTCCGGCTGAATAGGTCTTTGTAACTGTGGCATCGATGAAGACTGGAACGCCTTGAATCGTACCAACAAGACCAGCAGGAGCGCCGGGATTGGTGATTGTTCCAGCAGCGTTGAATGCTTGTGAAGCACCTGTCACTGGGACAACAAGTGGGCGGTTTGATCCGTCAACTTGTGAAGCCAACCAATACCACATTGAAGGGTGCATAATGATTGCTTCAGCAGCCTTGTAGCGGTTGGTAACAACCTTTGAGATTGCCTTAGCAATCGCAATTGCACCATTGACAGCAGTTGGAGTTGTTTCAGTCCATGTTGTTGGGATGCCGTTTGTTGTGTCAGTTCCAAGAGTCACAAGACCCTTGAGTGTGCCAGAAGTTCCGTCACCTGTTCCAACAACTGCTGTGTTGAGTTGCAACGCATAGTCAGCCATCAAGTCACCGAAGACAAGACGATCAAGTCCACCAGCAAGAGGAGACTGTTCAACCAATTGGATTGAAACATTCTCATAGCCAGAGATTGTGCGAACTGGTGCTGTGACTGT